TTATAAAAAATTTTCGTATCTTGAAATGGAATCTGTTTCCATTTTTTTAGATACATGTAGATAAACGTTTGCGGTCATATTGATCGTGTGATGGCCTAAGCGTTCTGAAACAAATTTTATATTAGAGCCGCTTTCTAAAAGATGCACAGCATGTGAATGTCTTAGCGCGTGCGGGGATAATTTAGGAATATCTGCTAATGTACATATTGTCGTAAAATACGTTCTGTAATTGCACTGTTTTAAGAAGTCACCTTTTGAATCTGTGAATAAAAACTCTTTATTCAATATGAAAGCGTTTGATTTTAAAGAGTGTTCAATTTTCTTTATTTTAAAGCTTTTCAAGAGTTCGATACATTTTTTATCAAGCATAATTGTTCGATAGCTTGATATGGTTTTGGGTGTGGTAATAAAATTTTGATTGTTTTCACGGTATAGAGTTTTGTTCACTGTGAGTTTATCTTCTGTAACATCTTCCCATTTTAACGCTAACGCTTCACCTAGCCTTAATCCAGTTCGAGCAAGTAAAAAAGTAAGTACATAATATTGATAGTTAATAAAAGGTTTTGTCCCTTTATAGGATTCAGCAGTGACTAAAAGAGTTTGTAACTCTCTTTTTTCAAAGAACTGAATTGCTGTTTTTCTCTTTTCTGTTTTAGGATATTTAATATTTTTCATAGGGTTAGAATCTATTAATTTAAAGTCGTTAACTGCATCCTCTAAAGCACTATTAAAAGTTGAACAATAGGATTTGGCTGATTCAATTGATAGATGAGTGCACATCTCGTTTACCCAATTTATGCAATCTATACGACGAATTTCGGTTATTTTATAATAAGCAAATTGGGGTAGAATGTGTAAACGAATTGCTCTATTTAATTTTGCTAAGGTTGATTTTTTTACTTGTTTTTCTTTTAGTTTTATCCAACTATTCAAATATTCCTGAACTAAAATATCCTTGTTGTGTTGTACAACTAGTCCTGAATTTAGCTTTCTTTCTAGCTCGTTTGCTGCAGCTTGTGCATCTCTTTTAGTTCTAAATCCGCTTTTTGAAACTTCTCTGAATTTTCCCTTTTCTTTGTATCGAATGCGATAGCGCCATTTTCCATTAGGTTGTTGTTTAATACTTGCCATAATTAAATTACCTCACTTTCCGAAAGAACTTATGTTCGTTTTTTGTTTTTTAAGAAAAGCCCGAAGGCTAATCTTTATTCATTTAAATGTTGTATAGCGTAGTCAGCTTCTTCGGGTGTAAATTTTTCCCCGTATTCGGAGGTTAGTTGTTCTCTGATTTCCTCAGGAGACATCGCCATAGATTCTTGATACTCTTTCGCTTTAGCGAGAGCATTAGCGTTAAAATCGGCTATCATGTTGTCTATAGCATATTGTGCAGCTTCAGCAGAAAACTTTTCTCCGTATTCAGAGGTTAATTGGTCATAGATAGCAGCTTTAGACATGTGCATTACACTAGAATATTGATGTGCTTTAGCAAGAGCGTTGGCATCCTCAAAAGATACGTTAGACGAAGGTAATGTAGAAGAGCTTGATGTCGAGTTAGTAGAAGAGCTTTCATTGTACGTATCAGAGGTATGAGTATCGTTGCTTTCAGTTTCATCTTGTGTTTCGCTATCTTCAATTAACTGCGATAGATATTCTTGCTTGTCTGTTGTTTTTCCATCGCGGTATTTATTAGCTATATCTTGCATTAACACTCCATCGTCATATGCTTGATCTTTGTCAGATTTAGCTTTCACTAAACCTTGATATTCTTTTATCATGCCTTTATTTAACTGTTTGATAGAGTCAAAATATTTTTTAAATTCGCTTTCTTTATTAGCATATCTTTTTTGTAATTTTTTCAGTTCGCTCAAAGTATTTTCGTAATTTTTCTTAGTTTTTGAATCGGGCAAATCTTCTTCATATATAGGAATTAGTCCGTCACAATAAGAATCAACCAAAGAAGTATAATAGCTATCTAAATCTGATTTATCTAGTTTTGAGTTACACGCAACTAAAAAAATGCAAGTCAGTAGTAAAAAAAATATATTTCTCTTTTTCATAAAACTAAAACTCCTTATTACATATAAATAAAATTTTATGATTCAATTGTATTATTATTCACAAGAATCTGTCAAACTCATTTGGTAATCCAAAGCAAGTAAGTTTTTCATATTTTGACATGTATTCAAACCCTTCTATCGTAGGGTCCAAAATTAGATGGGTAGCAAAATAGTTTGCTTCTTTTTCAATCTTTAATTCAGAAACAAGCGTGTTTTTGGAAAGCTTAGGTGTATTTTCTTTAGGATGGAAGATACAGTGTCCTAGTTCATGACTACAAGTTACACGCTTTTCAACATCGCTCAATTCTGAATTTATATGAATTATTTTTATTTGGTTAAACATACTATAATAACCGTATATTTCACCTAAAGGTTCTTCTAAAATTAGTATTTTTAACTCTTTTGCAAGTCTGTAGGGATCGCGTGTTTGATATAATTTAACCAATTTATTAATCTTTTCATCAATTTGTGGTAAATACATAAAGAACACGGCTCCTTTTAGTGGCGGTATTTTTTGGGTGTGTATTTTTTCTTCGCTTCTATTTTTGAAATTCTAAGAGCATTTTCAAGAGAACTGATTAACGCCTCTTTTGTTTCTTCGCTCATTTCCCCATCTTCTTTTGAAAAGGCCAAAGCGCCATCGTTAGATAAATCATCTATTAATGATTGTAATTGTTTTTGTATACTACGTTCATCTTTATCGGTTAAATCGTAGTATTTCTTTTTTTCTGTACGTCCTAAGAGATAATCTACAGATACATCAAAGTAGTCTGCTACTTTTTGTAGGCCTTCTGAGTTCGGGGAAACCTTTTTCCATTTGCTAAAATAACCATTTGAGTAGCCTAGAGTAATTTCTAATTGTCGAATGGACATCTTTTTTCTTTTTGCCAATTCTTTTATTATTTCATAAGTATTCATTGATTTGACAACCTTTCTGAATGCTTACAAAAAAAGTTTAGAAAAAAACTCTATTTTCGGTTGACAAATTAGAGTTAAAGCTCTATACTTTATTTCGTAAACAAGTTAATCAACTAAAAAGACAACAAAAAAACACTATTGATAAATAAATGCTAACCGCCAAGAAAGCTTATTAATCAATGTTTTAATGTCTTATTTAATTACGCTTTGATTATAGAATAAAACTCTATTTGTGTCAACTGAATTTAGAAAATAGTTGATAAACTTGTTTACTAAATTAGAAAAAGGAGGCATGCGACTATGGCGAAGGCCGAAGAAACACGTCAAAAAATTTTGGATCACTTTGAAAAAAATCAATGGGCGATTCCCGATGTAGCAACTGCTTTAGGAATCACAGAGCAGTATTTGCGAAAAATTCTAGACAATCCAGAAAAACACTTGAAGCAAATGACCGATATTATTTCTTACTACAAAATTAGATAGGAGGTGCAGGTAAAAGTGGAAGAAGCGATTATCAAAGTTGACTTACAAAACTTAAAGAAGTTGATCAAACAAGCAGAGGAGCAAGCTGACCAACTTCAAAAAACTTTAGATGAGATAAATAAAGCTAAAATCCTAATTTCTTAGCTGCCCATTCTGACCCAGCGGCAGACTTCATATCTTCCCACGAATCGAAATTTGTGTTTGAGCTAATGAATTTATCTAATTTATTGTCATCTATTGATTCCATGTCAGAAAAATCAAATCCGGATTTTTCAATAAACTCATCAATATTAGAGAATTTAGTATTTTCAATCATAAATTCTTTAGTGAATAGTTCATCGAATGGTACAGAATGTTCGCCATCTAAAGACTTAGCATTTTTAGCAAATTGATTTAGCTCATGTTGTAATTCATCAAATCCATTTAATTCGAATTTCATAGTATTTCACCTCGCTTTCAAATTAATTTTATCAAGAGGTGAAAAGCTAGACAACCAGTTTAGGAGGTGTAGCCATGTTTTCGCAACCCGAAGTGCCAGTACAGGTTAACGTACAAGTGGATAATCAATATCTTGATAAACATCTAAAAGAATATGTTGAACAATATTGCAGAAAATTTTTACAGCCTGAATGGTACACAATGTCAGATATGGAAAAAATCACTCGTCATAAACGGGCGTGGATTATGCAAAACATTGTTGATGATCCATATGTAAAAAAGAATAAGCTAGCTAAAAAAGAAAGTGATAGCTTAAATGCGCAATGGCTGTTTGATGCTGAACGCATTAGACCATTTTTAAAACGGCTATATATCGAATTACCTGATTATTAAATTTTTAAGGAGGAAAGAAGATGGAGAATCTAGTAATTATGAAAAACCAACAAGCAGTAACAACTAGTTTACAAGTTGCAGCAACGTTTAATAAAAATCATCGTGATGTTTTAGCAGCGATTGATGATTTAAAAGAGGGGGTTGCGGAAAATTACGCAGACCTATTTTACGAAGATAGCTATATTCATCCACAAAACAAACAAAAATATAGACAAATCATTATGAACCGTGACGGATTCACGTTACTAGCAATGGGATTCACTGGTCAAAAAGCTCTTAAGTTTAAACTGAAATATATTGAAGCTTTTAACCAAATGGAGGAACTGCTCAAAACTCAATCAAACTTACCGATTAATAACACAGAATTGTTATTAGAAGCTGCGTTAAAACATGAACGTGGATTGACTCTTGTAAATCAACGTTTAGATAAGCTAGAAACAGAAACAACAATTAATAGAAGCCAACAACGAAAGATACAAGGACTAGTTTCATCAACTGTTATCAAAGTATTAGGTGGCAAAAAAACATCGGCTTATAAGGATTCAAGTATTAAGCAATCAGCATTTAGTAATTGCTATAAACAATTGAAAGCATTATTCGATGTAGCCTCTTATGTAGATATTCCAAAAGTTCGATATGAAGAAGCATTAGCTCTAATTCCTAAATGGAAGCCTGACTTGGAATTACAAGCAAGAATTGATATGGCTAATGGAAACGGAGATATGTTTAAAGAAGTGAGCTAGATCAGTAAATAAAAGGATGGAAGCTAATGTTTAATTTTTTAATCAATCCAGAGTTTTGGAAAGGATTTATAGTTTTAGGGATTTTAGTAATTATAGCTATCTATTTGGCGATTAAGCTTGATAATTAATCACCTCATTTTCAACTAAATTATATTAAAAAAAGTATAGGAGGTTAACAACATGAAAGCAATACGTGAAGCACGATTGATAGGCGCATTTTTATTGATGATTGCGCTAGGTGTATTGCTGAAAAGTCACTTTTCAATGCCAATACTAGCAACACTAAGTTCACCTTTCTTTATCCATTGGTTTTTTAACTGGGATGAAGCGAAGTATCAATACTCTAAAAAAGGAGGCGATAAAAAATGTATGTAGCTGTAGGTGAAGCTAGTAGAGAAACATATGTGATTGGAGAAACACAAGCGGAAGTCATGCGAAAGTTGTTTGAAGAATATCCGTATGTTTCAGCTGATAAAAATGTTTATCCAGAGAGATTAAGCATAGTAGAAAAAGAGCCCCGAACGTCTGCAAACGAACAGGGCAAATATTGAACCAAAAAATTAAAAAAATGACTAACTAAGGAGAGTATACCAAAATGAACGATAAAATTCAAAAAATGATTAAGAAACTAGCAAAAGAATGCCAGAAAGAGGATATAGGTTTATCTTTGGCCACTATCGATTCAGAAGGAGAATTGGCAATGGCTCAAGTTGGAGAAGATGCGATGGTAGCTATTGCTGCACATAGCCAATATACAGTAGTAAAAGAAGAACTAGCTGAATTAGATTGTGATTGTCCAATGCATCGTCACTTGAAAGAAATGTACGGTATTGAAACAGAAACTACAGCTAAAAATAAACATACTTTTGTAACAGATGATCCAAACGATTTGATAGATATATTATCGAAAATTTCTCGAGGTGAGTTGTAATGATTGAAGTAAGAGGTTTGGGTAACGACATTTACGAATTAATGTTAGCAAACGCACAGAATAACATTATTCAATCTGTTCGGACATCTGCATCTTATGGCAATACAAGTTGTGTGGTAAGCAGTAAAGGAGCTACAAAACCATTTTTAGATCAATTACAAATGCAAGGTGTCGATTATATCGAATTGGAAGATGAAAAAATAAAACTATTTTGGGAGGGATTGTAATGCCTGAATTTGATTCGCTAGGGGCAAGACAAGAGCCACCCGAAGAAAAAGAAGTATTAGAGCCGATGTGGGAATACGATGAGGAGGAAGACGAAAGATGATTCAATCTACTTTATCCATGAGCCACCAAGAATGGCTTGAGGATAGGCGTAAAGGAATTGGAGGATCAGACGTTGCAACAATCTTAGGCTTGAATCAATATAAATCAGCTTATCAATTATGGCTAGAGAAAACAGGTCAAGTTGAGCTGAAAGATACAGAAAGCGAGCCAGCCTATTGGGGGAATGTTTTAGAAGAAGTTGTTGCGAAAGAGTTCCAAGAAAGAACAGGAAAAAAAGTTCGTCGTAGAAATCAAGTCTTCGAACATTCGCTCCATCCTTTTTTAAGAGCAAATATTGATAGAGAAGTGGTTAGAGAAAATGCCATTCTAGAATGCAAAACTGCAAATCAATTTTTAGCGAAAGAATGGGCAGGAGACGAAGTGCCATTGAGTTATCTTTGCCAAGTTCAGCATTATATGAATGTTTTGAATAAAGACTATTGTTATATTGCAGTTTTAATTGGTGGTCAGAAATTTATTTGGAAACGAGTAGAACGTGATCAGGAATTAATCGATGTACTGACCGAGCAATTAGTTGATTTTTGGGAAAATAACGTAATCAAAGGCGTTGAACCTATTATTGACGGAAGTAAGGCAACAGCTGACTTTTTAAAGGATAAGTATAGCGACATAGAAGAAACGCAAACTACTTTACCTGCTTCGTTTGACGAATTGATAGATCAAAAAAATGAAATGAAGAAAACCAAAAAAGAGTTGGATGTAGCTATTAGAAAAATTGAAAATGAAATAAAAAGTGAATTGGGAAAAAGAAATGCAAGTATTGGTATTACCAAAAAACATATTGTTGAGTGGAAGGAAATACCTACTAAAAGATTGAACAGTAAAAAGTTTGCTGAAAAATATCCTCAAATTGCAGAAGATGAAGAAATATATATGGTTACTACGCCACGAAGATTAATAGAAAAGGAGATTGAGTAAATGTGTAAAGTATGCCCAAGATGCAAAAGTAAAGTAAGAGATAAAAATTGGAAGTATTGTTCCATTTGTGGTTTGAAATTGAAGGAGGAAAAATAATAATGGCAACAAACGAAACCTTAAAAAATCAATTATCACAACAAAATCAAAAACAAGTTCCTGCGAATCAATTAGGTTTAAAAGGATTAATGAATACTCCTACTATGAAGCGGAAATTTGAGGAAGTTCTTCATGAAAATGCTAATGCTTTTATGTCAAATGTCATGACCTTAGTTTCTAATGATAGCTACTTGGCAGAAAGCGAGCCAATGTCTATCTTAAGCGGGGCTTTAACAGCTGCTACATTAAATTTAGGATTAGATAAAAATCTAGGTTATGCCTATCTCGTACCATTTAATACTAAAAATAAGCAGACTGGCAAACGGGAGAGGAAAGCCCAATTTATTTTAGGATATAAAGGGTATATTCAATTGGCTCAACGGTCAGGTAAATATAAAGCATTAAATGTTATTGAAGTTTACGAAGGAGAGTTACTGAGTTGGAACAGGTTAACGGAAGAATTTGAATTTGATCCAAACGGTAGACAATCAGATGATGTAATCGGATATGTTGGATATTTTGAACTATTAAATGGATTCAAGAAAACTGTTTATTGGACCAAACAAGAAATTGAAGCTCATCGAATCGCAAATAGCAAAGACAAAGAAAAAACAAAATTGAGCGGTGTCTGGGCTACAGATTATAATGCGATGGCTCGTAAAACAGTATTAAGAAATATGTTATCAAAATGGGGAATTTTATCTATCGAAATGCAAGAAGCGACAACTTCAGATGAAAAAGTTCAACAAATGCAAGAAGATGGAAATATTATTTCTGAAACGGAAGTAGAAGAAAATACTACGATGAAAACAGCAGAAATAATTAATGAAGCTGATTCAGATTCATTGAATCAAACAGATTTATTTGATACTAAAAATCCACCATTAGAGTAAAGAAGGAGATGTAATGGCAAGACCTGCAAAAGAAGGTTTGGATTATTTTCCTCTTGATGTTGGAATTTTTGAAGACGAAAAAATAGAAGCTATTGCTGGGGAATTTGGTATTAAAGGAGAACTTGCGGTAATCAAACTGCTTTGTGCGATATACAAAAAAGGATATTTCATTTTGTGGGATGATTTATCGCAAGCAACTCTTTTAAAACGCCTGCCTGGAGTAAGTAAGGAAATGCTCAATCAAATAGTGAACCGCTTAGTCTTATGGGGATTTTTTGATAAAGAACTGTTTGACTCGGTCAAGGTGCTTACGAGTGAGAATATCCAAGCGACATTTTTCGAAGCGACAAAAAGACGGAAAACACCAAAACCAACTAAATATATAGTTAATGTCAACAGTAACTCTCAAAGTGAAACAGTTAATGCTGACATTAATACACAAAGTAAAGTAAAGGAAAGTAAAGTAAATAAAAGTAAAGTAAACAAAAAAGAAACAGAAAGTAGCATCAATCCGTCGTCACCTGAAACGTCGGTTGAGAAAGCATTCTTTGAAGAGCCGTTAGGTGAAGAAAAACTAACGGAGTTAATCCGCTATTATTCACAGAATGTAAGTCCTGCTACTCCTGTTAATATCACTGATTTACAATATGATCTTGCTGATTTTGACGGAGATCTCGAGTTATTGAAAGAGGCTGTTAATATCTGTGCTAGAAATAATGAACGAAGATATAGCTATTTTGCTGGTATTTTGAAAAATTGGCGAGCAAATGGTGTAAAAACATATGCTGATTATCTAAATAACGAGAGAGAACGAGCAGATAAAAAAACACAAAATAAGCAATATCAAAATAAACCTGTTCGGCAAGAAAAGGTGCCTGAATGGATGAATCAAGCGAACGGTGAAGAAGAAAAGCTATCACCAGAAGAGCAAGCTGAATTTGAAAGACAAATGCAAGAATTGTTGGGAGGAGAGTAAATCATGATTGAAATGAGAGTACTTGATTATCGAATTACTAGCGATGATAGGCAAGTAATCGTAAATAAAGCGAGACGAAATGAACACGGAGAGTTAACCATTTTGACTGATAAAGACGGTACACAAAAAGAATCACTCGCTTTGATTGGTTATTATGGCAATTTAAATAAGGCTCTCGTCGCAATAGAACGCGATTATGTGCTTTCTAGTGGTAAAACAATACAAACAGTCAAAGAATACAAGAAAGAGCTAGAATCGATTCACAGCAAGCTAAAACGTGAATTAGATTTCGGGGAGGAATTTTAGATGAATGAATTAGTTAAATTAGTGGAAGAATGGGCGAAAGAAAAGCGTTTAGATAAAGCGGAACCCGAAAAGCAAATGCTAAAAGTGATTGAGGAAGTCGGAGAAGTTGGTGCTGCATTGGCAAGAAACAACGAAAACGACCTAAGAGATGGTATCGGTGATATGGTTGTGACATTAATTATTCTCGCTATGCAAAATAACATGGACTTATACGAATGCCTAAATCAAGCATATAGCGAAATCAAAAATCGCCAAGGGGAAATGGTAAACGGAGTATTCGTCAAAGAAGCCGATTTGTAAGGCTCGAGGTGGAAGAGATGCGAATTATTCTACCGATTGAACCAAAACCACAAAGTCGCCCAAGATTTGCTAGACGTGGGAATTATGTTCAAACCTACGAAGATAGCGCTATGAGAGCCTATAAACAAAAGGTAAAAGCGTATCTACGAAAGACAAAACCAGAATTGATTGAAAAAGGGGCTATTTTTACGCATATTACGTTTTACATCGCTGCCCCTAAATCTCTATTAAGTTCTAAAAAGAAACGCTTAGAAGTGGAATTAGAGCGTAAATATTGCGATAAGAAACCTGACTTGGATAATTATTTCAAAGCAGTCACTGATGCTGCCGAAGGCATTTTATATAAAAACGATGGTCAAATTGCTGTGATGGTTTGCCAAAAGTTGTACAGCATGCGACCACGAACAGAAATTGAAATTATGAGTTTGGAGGAAAAGGAATGACGAAAAACAAACTCAGAGAAACAAAAAGAGCCATTCGTCAGAGAATTCTTTTTTTGACTGGTGATGATGAATCATGGATGAATAATCCAGAAATCGTGGAAGAGGTCCAGAGATTATCAAAACGACTGAATTCTAACCTTATAAACGATAAGCGACCATTACCAAAATTAGAGCCTGACAAGCTGACGAAAGAAGAATATCAGCACTTATTAGACTTAGGTTATCAAGTAAACGATATTAAGAAAGCTCTCGGACTTGGAACAACCACATTTCAAAACTGGCGAAAGGCAAATGGCATAGAAAACATAATTAAGCGAAAAGAAAATAACAAAGTAGAGGAGACAAAACACATGAAATTTAATTTAAATACAGCAACGTTACTTATTTCAGGAAATTTTGGAGTAAAAGCAGAGGAATGTTTAACGATCTCAAAAAGCGGTCTGGCTTTAAGTGGTCCAGTAGTTCAACGATTGAACAAACCAGAATGGGTCCAACTGTATTTAGACGAACAGAACAAAGCGTTATTTGTTTTACCGTGCGAAGCCACTGAAGAAGGCGCTAGAAGTTGTGTAAGTCCTAAAGTGAATAAAAAAACAGGCTATCGAAAAAGCTGGAATGGTCATGTGTTAAGAAAAGCTGCCGAAGTTGGAGGCTTTAATATTGAAACAGATGTTTACCATGTAAAACCAGAAGAAGTAGAAGGACATCCAAACGCTTTAGGATTTGATTTGACAAAGGCGGTCAAAGTGAATGGGTAAAACTAAATCTAAAATCAAAAAGAAAAAACGTAGATTAAAAGAAAAAGCTATTACAAATGGCACATACAGTAAGCGAGGGAAAAGCGATGACATGTCCAAAATGCAAGGGACAGATGATTGTCTGGGAAAAAGATAGATTCGGCCATTCAAAAGCAACTTCTTGTCCGCTATGCAACAAAAGTGGGCAAAGTGTTGCGAAAAAGTTAGCTGAAATAAAGAAGAAATAAGCGAAAGGAGTGGAGGTTTGGTCGACCACAAAGAATTCTTTACTCCTTTGAAATTATGCAGAGAGAACCGAAAATACAATTATTTAACGATCATTTTCAAAATTATAAACGATACGGCATACCGAAAGCACAATTAGTTATTGCAGACATACCGTACAACTTAGGTAAAAATGCTTATGCATCCAGTTCTGCATGGTATGAGGGTGGAAAAATTGAAAATGGAGAATCGGATAAAGCGAATAAAAGCTTTTTTGACACCGATGAGAATTTTAGAATATCAGAGTTTATGCATTTTTGCTCAAAAATGTTAAAGAAAGAACCTAAAGAAGTTGGAAAAGCGCCAGCTATGATTGTATTTTGCGCTTTTCAACAGCTTCAAATGGTGATTGATTATGGTAAACGGTACGGCTTTAAAAATCACATTCCACTAGTTTTTATTAAGAAGTCCAGTCCTCAAGTACTAAAAGCAAATATGAGGATCGTAGGGGCTACAGAATATGCACTAGTTCTTTACAGAGAAAAACTTCCCAAATTCAATAACGACGGCCGTATGGTTCTAAATTGGTTTGAATGGGAAATGGATAACAGCTACCCAAAAATACATCCGACACAAAAACCGGTACCCGTTATTAAACGGTTAATTGAAATTTTCACAGATTATGGGGATGTTGTAATAGATCCATGCGCTGGTAGTGGCTCTACGCTTAGAGCTGCGGCAGAACTCAATAGAAATGCTTATGGATTTGAAATAAAGAAAGAGATGTACGAAGTTGCGCAGGAAAAAATGTTGTCAAATATCCCAATGGGGCTATTTATATGAACTGGAGAACAGCTGTCACTATTTTAGAAAGTGAGTGAAGAAGATGATTCCAAAGTTTAGAGCGTGGGATAAGAAATATAAAAAAATGATGAAAGTTAATCAAATTGACTTTGAGAAAAAAACAGTTTGGCTTGAGGCTGATAATGGAGATCATGAGAATAGGCATACGTTGACACGAGAATTTAAAGATGTGATCCTCATGCAATCAACAGGCTTGAAAGACAAGAACGGCGTTGAAATTTTTGAGGGTGATATTGTTCAGTATCGAGATGGAGAATATAGCTACCTAGGTATCGTTAAAAGAGACTGTTATCAATTTTTTATCGATGGAATAGAACCAGATGACAACTATGATTTTATTGATGTTTCTAATACTTTTGATGGAACTAGTTCTTTAGAAATACTCGGAAATATTCACGAGAACCCGGAGCTATTGGAGGTCGCAGAATGAGCTTTAAAGAAGCTTTCAAAGATGAATATATTGAAATTGACATAAGTAATAACGAAGAAGCAAAAGCTTTCTTTGAAGAAAATGTATATAAAAGGGAAAGAGAAATATTAAAGAAGTCAGAGGGCTTGTTTAAATGTATTGAGGAGGAAGCGGAATGAGTTATGAAAATTACAAAAATTGTGTTGAAGAGGTAAAAGACAAGAACGGTAAAGTAATTAAATATCATGACGTTGTTCGAACGTTACGAGGTGAAATTTTATTAGTCGGTTTTGGAGTAAATCACCATCATAAAACAAAAGGTTTGAATGCCTTTAATAATTTTATTGGTGCTCATGATTGGTTAGATGTTTACCCAGATGGAGAATTAGAAATCCTAGGAAATGTTGACTTTTTTGGGAGGGGCAGCGATGAATAAACAAGAAAAAGAAGATTTAATTCAAGCGCTCTATGATATCGGAGGCTGCGATGCAGAAGATGAATGGTCAAGAGGTTATGACGATGGAGTAAATGCAGCAATTGAGGTCATAAAAGAACTCAAAGTACAGGGAAAAGTCATATTTTCACATGAAGAGAAATTTGTGGCAGATTGGCTTGATGGTTTAAGAGGTCAAATCAGTAATGTTAAGTTAAATTCTGGTGCTGTTTTCATGACGTTCATCGGCAGACAGTTAGAGCGGTACTATGATGAAGAATACTCGTTTTTAACTGAAAAAATAGAGAGCTGGCTTACAGTTCCAAAAAATAAAGTAAAACTAATGAGCGCCATTGATAACGGCTACGAAGTCGAGAAAGAACAGTTGTATAAAGTAGTTATTGACCATAAATATTTAGTGCAACTTTTTAGTGGTAGAACTGATGCTAGACTTGTTGAGTATGAAGAACTAACAAATTGGCACGATTCAGCATATAAACTTACTGAATCAGTAATCAAAGCAATTGATGAGCGCTATTGGGTGTTTGCTGTGAAGGTGGAGGGATAATAAATGGAAAAATCAAAAAGTTTGATCATATGGCTACCGACTGGTGAAACAATGAAGTTTGAAGATGTTAGGCATGTTGAAACAGTTACAACTGATTTAGAATGGGATGTTTTAAAATTTAATTATCTAGGTATTTCAACTGGAGTAAGACGAAATGTAGTATTTGAAATGAGTAAATTAATGGGATGGGCATTGGAAGAATAATAAATGATCAAATTTAAAGAATTCAATACTCAACCTTACGATGTTCACATTACTAGATTTTTTGAAGATTTAAACAGAAACAACCCAGATGGTGTTTTTGAATATGTTGACTTGAAATGCGTTGATAGAAATTTAGTGATATTAGTTTACCGTCAAACTAATAGAAGCATACGTCAGCTCGGAAATGTACTTAAGGGAGGATAAGCAATGCTAAGTTATCCAGAAGTTTATATTTTAGGGCGACAAGTCGATGACGTTTATGTTGAATACCTGCGCGGATCAGAGCAAGCCGATTTATTTTTCGATTATACGATAGCTCGTGATGAAAGAAATCATATGAATAAAACCAATACAAAAGATGGCGAATGGAGAATTTTAAAATATGGGAGGCCAAGTACATTGGAGTTTTAACTTATTGCAACTTTTTTACAATAACTAGCTGATTTTTTGCAAACAAAAAGCCAGCCGACCAATGGCTGACTAATGTGGTAGTTAGCACTTTTCCCAAGTAAAGTGCTAATAGTGCCAACAAATAAGGTTGACATTGTGTCTCTGGTGGAGACAGGAACTATCGATAACTGTTTTCCGCCAGTTATCATAGAAAAGGAGAAATTTATTTCAGAAATAAAATCCCCAAGAAAGTTAATATGATTATATCATGAGTAAATGTATTTGAAAATACTATCTCATAGTACGTATTGTAAAAAGTTTATTTAGTAGAAAATAAAAAAAGCCAGATTGCTCCGGCTGTGAGAAATATTTTCGACATAGTTATTATACCACAAAAGGAGCGATTTCACTTGATTAAATTGCTAAAAGAAGTAGATTTTCGACAAACAAAAGCGAATGCTAGAAATGTGTTGAAGAATTTTAGACGTTTAGAGCGAATAGCTGGTCGCTCTTTGATAGATTTAAAATCACCAATTATTACAGATATGCCTAAAAGCCAAAGTCATGGGAACAAAGCAGAAGATGCGCTAGTACAATTAGCAGATGCAGAAGCAGAAAGAGACGCAATTTTATCTGCGCTTATGGCATTAAGCCTAACTAGCAGACAAATTTTGCATTATAGTTTCTGTGTGCAGGACCATTACTCTAATTACAAGATAGCTAGGGAAGTTGGATATTCCGAAAGAAGTATTCAACGAATGAAATCAGAGGCTTTAATTGAATTTGCCGAAGCGTATCGAAATGGAAAAATAATTGCATATAAATAAAATTTTTGGCGGTTTTTTGGCGGAAAGTTGGCGGTTTTTATTAATATTTAGATGTTATTATGGTAGTGTCGAAAGATAAGGAGACGAGGGTAAGGCATGCATTACCTTTCTTAGCTCCGTTTCCTTTATCTTTTGAGGCTACCTATAAAAAATAAAGAATAAGGATGTGGAAAGTCCAGTTCTTTCTGTCTCGTTTAGTCTAGGTAGCAAATATTGCAATACACTTGGCATTAAGCTTACACGTAGACGTACGCCGAAAGCACTTGTCAAGATAGCGCTATGTAGTTTGCAATGATCACTCACAAATCAGACGTTCTCAAACTAAAAGAAATGGGGTGTAATTCCTCTCTCTTTTTTCTACAGGTTTGTGAGTGTTAATGGGATATAGCTTAACTGGTAGAGCAGCGGTCTCCAAAACCGTCGGTATAGGTTCGAGTCCTATTGTTCCAGTAGGTAGCATAGCTACTTAAATAAAAGAATCGTCAATAAATGTTTCTTACTTTAACGATCGGTTCACCTCCTTTCAGAATTAGCCAGCCTGCGGAAACAGGATAAAGTGGCTAGCAACCTAGTATTGTTAAATAAGTGTTAGATTGGCTAGGCAGTCTAATATAAATCTTTAGACTACTCAATAAAAATGAGTGGTCTTTTTTTGTACATAAAAAAGCCACTAGACTATGGGATCTAGTGGCTAGGTAGCATTCGTGCACAATTTTTGTTGATTACTATTTACAAAAAGGAGTTGCTACCCATAAATAGTATAGCAAGAAGTGATTTATTGAATCAAGTACATAAAACAACTAGGAGAGAAAAATATGAAAAGCTATTGGTACGTATCGCTAACACATAAATATCCACAGTCGAACCGCTCAACTGTTTCGATGCGTGTTGTAATGTCTGTGCAGATAAAAAAGAATGCATCTATTGTTGAAATGACGAGAGAAGCCACGCCGAAGGAAATTGATGCGTGCAAGCTAGTTTATTGTGGTTATGGTAGTTGGAAAGATAAGCATATACAAGAGAATATAGAAATGTATGTGAAGTGATAAATTATTAGACAGAAAGGCGGTGAATAACATGCGAATGACCGAGAAACAGAAACGATTTTGTGACTTTTACATCGAGACAGGAAATGCCAAAGAGGCTGCTATCAGAGCGGGATATAGCGAAAAGACTGCAAAGCAGATAGGACAGGAAAACTTGACTAAACCTGACCTCAGAGCTTATATAGACGAACGCCTCGCAGAACTGAAAAACGAACGAACAGCCGATGCCCAAGAGGTGCTAGAGTACCTAACAGCTGTTATGCGTGGCGAGTACAAAGAAGCAACGCTAATTGGTGTAGGCGAAGGCGCACAAGCCGTTGTAGACATCGATGTGGGCGCAAAAGACCGTTTAAAAGCAGCCGAGCTTCTTGGTAAACGTCATGCGCTGTTCACTGATAAAGTCGATTTACAAACGGGCGATATTGTGATTAAGGTTGGTGAGTGGGATGCAGACGAAGAAACGTAATATCGTTTTAGAGTTTAACTTCCCGTCAAGAGTTTTTAACAAATCGTTTTATGATCGATTGGTGGATTATTCTAAATTCACCGAGGTTTATTGGGGCGGCGCTTCATCTGGCAAAAGTCACGGTGTCGTTCAAAAGGTTGTTTTTAAAGCATGTCAAAGATGGAAGAAACCAAGAAAGATTTTATTTACAAGAAAAGTAGGGCGTAGCTTAAAAGACTCTATTTTCGAGGATGTGAAAGCGTGTCTTTCTGATTGGGGACTGCTAGACAAGTGTAAAGTAAATAACACTGATTTTAGAATCACGTTACCAAACGGCGCAGAGTTTCTTTTCAAGGGAATGGATGACCCAGAGAAAATAAAATCCATCAAAGGGCTGTCTGACGTCGTGATGGAAGAAGCAACAGAATTTACACTAGAAGATTATACACAGCTTACTTTGCGTTTACGTGAACGTAAGCATGTGAAACGTCAAATCTTTTTAATGTTTAACCCAGTTTCTAAACTGAACTGGGTATATAAATCTTTCTTTGATGAGGAAGCAGAAGTCGATCAACGAAGAACGGGTATTTATCACAGCACCTATAAAGACAATCGGTTTCTTGATAGTGAAAATAAAAAGGTGATTGAGGATTTAGCCAAACGAAACCCAGCGTATTATCGCATATATGCTTTAGGAGAATTTGCTACGCTAGATAAACTTGTATTTCCAAACTATCAGAGAAAACGATTAGACAAGCACGACGAACTGTTAAGACAGATTGATTCAGATTTTGGCTTAGACTTTGGGTATGTAAACGACCCTTCCGCTTTTGTGCATGCAAAGGTAGACGAGAAGAACAAACGTATTTATGTTCTTGAAGAATACGTCAAAAAAGGCTTGCTGAATGATGAAATCTCAACGGTTATTAAAGATTTAGGCTATGCAAAAGAAGTTATCACTGCAGATTCAGCTGAAAAGAAATCTATTGCAGAAATCAAGAAGAACGGAATTACTAGAATACGTGCAGCTAAGAAAGGCCCTGATTCAATACGACAGGGGCTTTCTTTTTTATTGCAATATGAGCTAATCGTAGACGATCGTTGCGTAAAACTGATTGAGGAATTAGAAAACTACACATGGGCTAAAGACAAGAAAACAGGGGAGTATACCAATGAACCTATTGATAGCTATAATCACGTGATAGATGCTTTACGATACGCAGTAGAACATCGTAGTAAAAAAGCACGAGGAATTAAGCTACAGAGCGTGAAGGGGGTTATTTAATGACAGAAAAAGTAAGTAGACCAAATACTGAAAGTAAAATACGTGAATTCGTTGACCTTTTAGGAAATCGTGTCTTTTATTGTGATAAAAACGCAAAGATTGACGAACGCTTGGTGGATAAATACATCAATAAGCATCGGAAATTAATTGGGTTTTACGAAGAATTAGAAAAGCTCTACAACGGTCAACATGATATTTATTATCAAAAAAATAAAGGAATTGGAAAACCTGACCATCGAATTGCAGTCAACTTTGCCCGTTATGTTGTAGATAGTTCTGCAGCTTTCTTTAACGGTAAACCAACAAAGATTACTCATCCAGATGGTGAGGTAAAAGAATTTGTTCAAAATTTCCGTAAACGAAATGAGGAAGAAGACAACGATGCAGAGCTTTCTAAGCTAACTGCTATTTATGGGCATGCTTATAAGCTTTTATATCAAAACGAAGAAGCAGAAACGTGCGTGACTTATTTAAAACCTACGCAAGGATTCATTGTTTACGCAGATGACTTATTAAAAGCGCCTATGTTTGCGGTTCTTTACAACAAAATGACAAAGGACGAGCTAACAGCAACTGTTTATCCACAAAATAGCACAGAAACGTTTATTTTTACACAAGACAAGACTTCTAAACGATTGGAAACTAAGAGAGGACCAACCGTTTTTCAGAAAGCCTTGTCTTATTTATTAGGTGGAAAAGAGGCAATCGCTAATCCGTACGGTGAAGTGCCTATGATTGAGTTTATGGAAAATGACGAACGACAAGGACGCATTGAGTCTGTGTGGTCGCTGATTAATAATTACAATGAAGCTCTATCAGAAAAAGCGAACGACGTGAGTTATTTTGCGGATGCCTACTTAAAAATGATAGGGGTAGATTTAGCTGACGAAAACGTCGCTTCCTATTTACGTGATAACCGAGTGATTAACAGCGCCGAGCCTTTAAATGAAGGCGAATCGGTAGATATTAATTTTTTAGATAAACCTAGTTCAGATACAACACAAGAAAATCTATTAGACCGATTAGAGCGGTTAATTTATCAAATGTCTATGACTTATAATGCAAACGATGAAAGTTTTAGCAATAACGCTTCTGGGATTTCGCTAGAATTTAAAATGCAAAATCCTAGGAATTTAGCACAAGCGAAAGCTAGGAAGTTTAAAAAAGCATATGCGCAAATGTACAAAATGATTTTTTCATTGCCTACGAATGTACCTGCTAATAAAGCTAAGGAATGGTTTAATTTAGAATACACTTTTGACTTTAATATTCCGCGCAATATTAAAGACGAAGCGGAAACTGCACAAAAACTTGAAGGGATTGTTTCAAGAGAAACGCAATTAGGCGTATTATCGATTGTTCCTGACGTAACTCAAGAAATGGAACGTATAAAGGACGAAGAAACGGAAGAACGTTTAAATCCACAAGTTGATTTCGGTAAATTTACTCGAAATACGGAAGAAGTGACCGAAGAACATGAGTAATTATTGGGCGGAACGAGAAGCAAAACATATCGAAGAAATGCTGAAACGACATGTGAATTACGAACAAGAAATTCATAGACGGTATTTACAGTTATGGAAAACGATAGAAGCAGAAATTCAACAGTTTTACGTCGCTTATGCAGGGAAAGAGAAGATTAACATTGATGAAGCGAAACGACGTGCAAGTAAACATGACGTACAAATTTTCGCGGAAAAAGCGAAACGTTATGTACAAACAAGAGATTTTTCAAAAGAAGCTAACGAGCAATTAAGGTTATACAATTTAACTATGAAGGTTAATCGTTTAGAGCTTTTAAAATCGAAAATAGGTTTGTATTTAACAGACAACACTAATCAGCTACAGACCTATTTTACAGCAATGTTAACAGAGGAATCTGTAGCGGAGTTTGTACGACAAGCGGGGATATTAGGCGAGTCTGTTCTTTCCGAAGAAACTTATCGATTGTTTACTAAAGCGATTATTGAGGGGTCGTTTCATAACGCGACATTTTCTCAACGTTTGTGGGCAAACCAAGATGTTTTGAAAGCGAGTATCGATCGCTTATTAACAGTTGGGCTAGCAGCAGGTAAGCATCCAGATGTACTGGCTAGAGAGCTACGGAGATTAGTTGTGATTGACAGCTTGCGAGGAAAGGAAACGGCTGATTATGTCGCACGTCGGCTAATGATTAGTGAATCTGCAAGAATACAAAGCGAAGTACAAAAGCAAAGCTACGAAAAATATGGGTATGAAGAATACAATCTAATTGTAGAACCAAGCGCTTGTCCTATTTGTGTAGGAATAGCAAGTGCAAATCCACATAAGGTTTCTGAAATGAGCCCAGGAATCAATGCAAGTCCTATTCACAACTGGTGTCGGTGTAGTACTGCACCTGCTTATAAAGACAAAAAGTTCTAGCGAAAGTTAGGCTTTTTTTATTTGCCTTCTTACTGCTTACAGGCGTTAAAGAGAAAGCTGTTTCGATTGATAGGCGTAACCTATTAATTTCGATTAGCCACGTAATGGCTGGAGGTTTTAACATGAACGAAGAAAAACACTTATTATTACCGATGGATTTACAATTTTTTGCAGATGAGCCAAATTCTGATGAGCCAAACTCTGACAATTCAAACGAATCTGGGAATTCATCGACAAAGGATTCTCAAAATCCCAAAAATGAAAATCCAGACGGAAAAGAAACTGGAAAGACTTTTACCCGTGAAGATGTATCAAAAATGATTGCAGCAGAAACTAAGAAAGCAGTGGAGCAAGCAAAATCTGATTGGGAAAAGCAAAAATCTTACGAGCAAATGACTGCGGAAGAACGTGTTAAGGCGAAAGAACAAGAAGCCGCTGACAAAGAAGCACTAGCGGAAAAACGAGAAAAGGAAGCCCAAGCTCGTCTTGACCGTTTAACGCGTGCCGAATCTGTTCGTAATGATTTATCCGAGAATGGCCTTTCCGACTACGTAAGTGCTGCGCAAGCCGATTTATTGCTTGTGAAAGATACAGACGAGGATACAAAGAAAGCTGTAGACGAATTAAAACAAATTATTTCAAAAGCTAGAGATGGTATCCAAAAAGAATTGCTGAAAGGTCAAACTGTAAACGTTGCTACAGCAACAAAAGAGACCGATTGGCGCAGCAATTTGACTAAAAATTTAGAAAAGAAATAGGAGATGAAAAATTATGCCAGTTATTTTAGATAGCAAAGATTTAAAAGCAATTGACAAAGAATTTGCCGCAGGTTCGCAAGTTTGGGATTTATTGAAAGGTGGAGCTGCTGCAGTAACTGAAGCGGATTTTGTAGGCGCAAAAGAAGTCCGCATCAACAAAATGAAAGGTTTTACTGCTAGTGATTATAAACGTAACGAAGACAATAAACGTTCTAAAATTGATGTGGCAAAAGAAACGTTCAAATTAGAGAAAGAGCGTTGGTTTGGTTATGACTTAGACACATTAGATCAATCAGAAAATGCTTCCTACGAAGTTCAAGCGCTTGTGGAAGAGCATACTCGTTTAATTGCGATTCCTGAAAAAGATCGAACTGCTGTACAACGCTTATTAGAAGCGGCATTTGCTGAGGCTGCGGATGATGATAGCGAAGGAAAATACGTTGGAAAAACGGTAAAAGAAACCATTACTACAGAAAACTCTTTAGCTTCTTATGACGCAGCAGAAGCGTATATGACAGATGCAGAAATTGTCGGTCCGTTTATTATGTTTGCATCCACTGACTACTATTCAGCATTAAAAAATGCAAAAGGTGTTTCAAAAACATTTACTACGAACGAGCAACAAATTTCAGGTATTAACCGTAAAGTTGCGCAGTTAGACGGTTCCGATACTATTATTCAAAAAGTTGCAAAATCTCGTTTACAGGTAGATTCTACGAAGAAAATTAATTATATTCTTGTGCCTTTGATGGTTTGTTCGCCAGTTGAAAAATACAACTCTATTGATCTAATTCCAGCTTCACAAGACCGTGATGGCTACAGAGACACCATCAAAGGATTAAACTATTATGATGCTATCGTAACTGAAAAAGCTCGTCCTGCCATTTACGTTTCTTACGATTCAAAGTAAGCGCCCCGACCGTTAAAAAGGTAACACCAACGGCAGATGGGGCAGTTGTTGAAGCAGAGTAGGTGAAAAAATGACTCTTTCAGATTATCGCGTACTACTGGATATTTCAGAGGATACCTACGAAAAAGATAAGGCAAAAATTATCAAAATCTGGGACATTACTGAAAAACAGCTGCGAGTAAAATTGAAAGCTGATAAAATACCAGAAAAATTGGACTATATTGTTCCGTCAATTGTAGTGAAACGATATAACCGTTTAGGTTTTGAAGGCATGGAACAACACTCTCAATCAGAAGAAACAATCTCTTATAATTTGGATGACTTCGGGGAATTTCAAGATGAGATTAACGATTATCTTGAAGAACAAGGCTTGATTCGTAAAAGGAAGGTGTCCTTTTTATGAGAACATGTATTGATTACTACAACAAAAAACACGAGCTAATTTCGGAAAAACTGATAGGTAATGTAACCGAAGTCGGAACGGAAAAACAAATGACCATTTTCCCTAACATAAAGGAGCAGATGGTCATTTTTCGTTTTAGAGACCGCCTAGCTATTCGTTCAGGATTTCTTGAATACTACGACGAAGAAGAACAAAAAAATCGAAAATTTACCGTTGTTAAAAATTTGCGTGTTAGCAAAGGAACTTCGGTTTATGGAAGCGAATATCGATGACTTACCGAGTAGATATTTCAGGATTGGATGATTTAATCAAAGCGATTGAAGAAGCGAAAAAGCTAGACGATGTAAAAGAGGTCGTCAAAAATGATACTGCTTATATGGCAAATCAAATTGCAGAAGAAACACCAGTCAGAAGTGGATACTTAAAACGAAGTGAGACACCTTCTATTAAAGATGACGGAATGACTGGCGAAGTTGAAGCGATGGCTGACTATTCAGCATATGTAGAATATGGAACGCGTTATATGTACGGACGTTTCTATATGAAAAAAGGGCATACAGCAGCAGCTAAAAGATTTCTTGATAATATGGAGGCGTTAGTAAAATGACCTTTAAAGACCCGTATTCAGAGCTTTACGAAGCATTATTTGTCACGCTGGAGCAAGCAGGGTATGAAACCTATGGGCATTTGCCAGATGATGAAGCATCGTATCCGTTTGTTTTCTTAGGTGAACAATGGTCTAAGGATAGACAAACAAAAACAAGAACGTTAGGTTCAACAAATATTATGATTCATGTTTATGATCATGACGACAAACGTCGAGAATTAAATCAAGTATTAGCCGATGTGCGAAAAATCGTTCATGAATTGCATCAGACTAAGAACTTTAATTGGTTAGTGACAGAAAGTAGCACAGAAGTAATTTATGAAAATACAACCAATTTTGGTACGAGCCTTGCACACGGTGTACTTGACATCACGTTAGAATTTGAATAAGAAAGAAGGAAACTCGAAATGGAAAAAGCAATTCAAGGTAAAAAAATTAAGTTAATGTTTCGACTAACACGTGAACGTGCGACAACAGCAGCGAAGTTATTAGCTTTAGAAATTTCACACGAATATAAGTCAGAAACAAAAACAGATACGCAATCAACAAAAGATGGGAATGTTCCAACTTCTGGAATGCCGTCAGCTTCCATCGAAATGGAATTTTTACGGACAGGCACAGAAACTTACAACATGTTGAAATATGCGTACCGTAACGGGCTAGAAATTGATGTATGGCGCATTAATTTTGATAAAAAAGACCCAAAAACAGGGAAATACGAAGCGGAATTTGGCACAGGTTTATTGGATTCATTCGGAGATTCTGCTGAATCTGATTCTAATTCAAGCATTAAGCCAACTCTAGTTTTAAATGGTGATTTAGTGGAAGGATGGGCAACAGTTGACACTGAAAACGAAGAACTTGCGCGTGCTTTCTTCTACGACACTGTAGCTGGTGCGGAACCAGAGGAGCCTGTAGAAAAATACACACCAAAAACAATTGAAGTACCTAAAGTTGAAAGTGTAACGCCGACATCAGATGGCGCCGTTGTAAAAGTGAAGGAGGAAGAATAATCATGGCAATTACTTGTCGTATTTACAAAGGTAGTGAAAAAGTAGTTGAAGGAGCAAGTCCATTAACTATTACAGGACTTGATGCAGGAGCAAAAGTAGCAGCAGGAACGTACCATATTGTACGTGTGCAAGATGAAAAAGAATCTGAAAAAGTAGCTATTCCAGCTTTTACCGTATTGGCGGGGCGCTCTTTGGAAAATAAACCAACAGAAGCAAATACTATTCCTGAAATCAAAGAATGGTTAACCGCTCACGGTATTGATTTTACAGGAAAAACAACGAAAACAGAATTATTAGCATTAGTACCATAATTAAAAATCAGGAAGTAGGCGGCAATGTGAAGGCATTGTCGCTTTTTTAGGAGGAATTTTACATGTCAACAAACGTAAAACCTGTCGCAACAATTAACGGAAAAAAATATCCTTTGATTTTCGGTTTTAAATTTTTAAACGAAATTAACGCATTAAAACCTGACGTTGAAGAAGTAGACGGCTTCGTTCAATTGGTTGGTGGGTTACAAGATGGCGACGCTTTTGCCTTTCAAAAATTAATGCACGCAGCGTTAATTACTTATGATGACTTAACAACGAAAGAAATTGACGACTACTTAGAAACGTCGGAAGAGGCTTTAACGTTGTTTGAAAATTTTATCTCTTTCTTGGAGCAAGCACCGTTAACGGCTCTTCGGACGAAAAAATCACTAGAAGCAATCAAAAAAATCATGGCTTACATGGAACAGATACAAGCCAATCAACAAGAAACGACAGCCTAGATTATGACGAAATAGTTGTCACTTGTTTTCAACATTTCCCCAATATCACTTTAAAAGAAATTGAGCGTATGACTCCTTATGAATTTAATTTACGGATAAAAGCTGTAAATTTACGTGCAATTAACGAAGAAAGGAAACTATACGTTAACGCGTTAGCTACACGTATTTTTACAACACCAGATGAAAAAGGGCAACGCTATATTTTTAACGAAGTGAAAGATGTCTATGACTTTGAAAAGCTTGAACGCGATGTGCGAGGGGAAATCTCGCAACGAGAAGTGGAAAAGCTAAGTGAGCTAGAAGAAAACGCTCGTCGATTAGAACAAGCAAGAAAAATTGTTGAGGAAAGGAGGAAACAACGTGACACAAAGTAAAACGGTAACAGCTATACTTACAGCACGTGATAACAATTTTACCAGTGCGATGAATGGCGCTGTGTCTTCGCTAAAAAAACTTAATTCAAATGCTTCTGATATTCCTAGTAATTTGAATACAGTGAATGGTGCGATGAAAAGTTTCGGTGATAAAACCGCAAGTATCGGCCAAAGCATTGAAAAAGTCGGCGGTTCGATGACTAAAGGTATTACACTCCCAATTGCGGGTGCCGTTGGCGCAGTAACAACCGCAGCGGTAAAATGGGAAAGTTCCTTTACTGGAGTTAAAAAGACCAACGATGAGATGGTCGATTCTAACGGTAAAGTCATTTATTCTTATGATGATTTAGAAAAAGGCCTTAGAGATTTAGCAAAAGAATTACCCACTAGTCATGAAGAAATTGCAAAAGTAGCAGAAGCAGCTGGACAGTTAGGAATAAAAACTGATAAAGTTGTCGGATTTACTAAAACAATGATCGATATGGGCGAATCAACAAATATGTCTGCAGATACAGCGGCTACATCCCTAGCTCGTTTTGCTAACATTACGCAAATGTCACAAGATAAATTTAGCAATCTTGGTTCAGCGATAGTTGACTTAGGTAATAATTTAGCGACTACCGAATCAGAGATTACAGAGATGGGCTTACGTTTAGCAGGTGCAGGAAAACAAATTGGCATGACCGAAGGAGACATTGTAGGTTTTGCGGCGGCGTTATCATCTGTTGGTATAGAAGCCGAAGCGGGCGGATCGGCATTCTCTAGATTAATGGTACAAATGCAATTAGCAACTGAAACAGGAGTTGAAGCTTTTGCGCCTCTGAAACAAGCAGTAGCAGAGCAAGGCGTGTCTTGGGAATCTTTTGTGCATGCTGTAAACTGGGGTGGAAAAGAACTGACGGCAGTTTCTAAGCAAATGGGAATACCTACCTCAGAATTAAAGAAAATGTATAAAGAAGCTAGCAAAGCATCAGGTAGTCTGGAAGATTTTGCAAATGTAACAGGTCGAACTAGTGAAGAGTTTGCACAATTATTCAAAAGCAATCCATCTCAAGCACTAATTGAATTTATCCAGGGCTTAAAAGACTCGGAAAAACACGGAATATCAGCTATTAAAGTGCTCGACGATATGGGAATTACAGAAGTTAGATTACGTGATAGTTTATTACGTGCAGCCAATGCAAGTGATGTCTTTGAAGGGGCTGTAAAACGAGGTAACGAAGCGTTTAACGAAAATACAGCTCTAGCAGAAGAAGCTGGTAAACGATACGGAACTACAGAATCACAGTTAAAGATTTTACGTGGTCAATTAAATGATGTAGCAATTACGTTTGGCGGTCCATTAGTAGCCGCATTAAATAGCGCGATAAGTGCTGCTAAGCCTATGATTGAAGCTTTAGCAAATATGGCAGAAGCTTTTGCATCAGCTGATCCAAAAACGCAAGAGTTCATTTTGAAAATGGCTGCGTTAGCCGCTTCTGCTGGCCCTGTGTTAAAAGTTTTTGGGAAAATGACAAGATTTTTCGGCAAAACGATTTCGACAATGTTTGAAACCGCAGGGAATATTGATAGCAAGTGGCAGCAATTTATTACTAAACCTATTGTTAATGGCTCTGGTAGTGCATTACAAGCTGTAAAAGGGTTTGTTTCTAAATATAAATCAAATCTAGCAGGGCTTGAAAGCGCAGGAGTTAATGTAAATGTATTAACAAGATTTACCACGTTAGGAGAGACTATTTCAGGTCTTTTTCCTACGTTAGATACATTTAGAGCAAATCTACGAGCAAGCCAAAGACAGCTAAATATGCTAGGAGAAGGGAATAAAGTTACTAACTTTTTTCGTTCTTTTTCTGCTTCTTTACAATTATCTAACAGTAAGTTAGCGAAATTTGCCTCTGTTGTTATTAATCCTGTAGGGTCGCTAAGAAACCTATCCTCTGCAGCTGGCAAATCGGGAACGGTTTTATCAGGGCTTGGCGTAGCTGCCTCAAAAGCAGGTGGAGGTTTTAGAACATTTGCGGTAACGGGTATACGATCTATAGCTAGTTTAACAGGAGCTATGTTGAGCAATCCCATAACAGCAATTTTAGTAGCAATAACCGCTACGATAGTTGGTGTAGTGCAAGCTTGGAAATCCAATTTTATGAACATTCAAGGCTACGTGAAAACTGCTTTTAGCGGAATAGTAAAATCGTTTAAAAGTGTACTTCCTAGCTCCTCGAGTGTTACTAAAACAATAAAAGGATTAGGAAATACCTTTAAATGGTTAGGTACTGGAGCAATTGTTGGTGTCACTTTTGCAATAGCAGGTTTTGTAGATGGATTACGTGCTATCGTTACTGTAGGAAAAACGGTAGTAAATGCAATAATGGCAATTTCAAACGGTGTAAAAGGACTTTGGAAACGATTAAAAGGCGATTCTAAAGGTGCTGATAAAGCATTTAAAGATATGAAGAAAAGCTTATCTGATATAGAAAAAGATTGGGATACAATGTTTTCTGATTCTGCCTTAAAAAAGGCTGCTAAAAGCACCGAAGAATTAGGTGAAAAGTCCAAAGACACTACGAAAGCAATTTCGTTAAATATGGAAGAAGCCTCTTCAAGTGTTGAAAATTATTCTTCAAAACTTGATGAAGCTAAACAGGCAATGACTGAACTTTTCTCACAGCAAAATGGTAGTACGGCTGGCGTAGAAACTTATTTCAAGAATACACTTGATTTAGTTACGAATTTAAAGGAACAACAGAAAAAGGCTGTTGAAACCTATAACAAGCAAATTGAAGCGGCAGAAGGAAAATCAGAAGCAGAGAAGCAAAAGATTTTTGCCAATGCTTCAAGCCAGTATATGAAAGCTGTTCAAACGAATAATAGTGATTTATTGAAGGTATATACTGATTATTCTAACCAATTGAAGAATAATAAAACAGTAGAGGGTCAAGAATTGACAGAACAGCAAAGAGCTACTTTGCAAAATCAAACGAATATTATTCGGGATCAATTATTACAACAGAACCAACAATTTGTTGAGGCTGGTATGAATAAGTTGGCTAATAAACAAGCATTAAGCGAGCAAGAAAAAGAACAAACTTTGACAAGCTTGCGAACGCTTGGGGAAATTCAAGCGCAACAAGTGCAAGAAAATAACGCCCAAATTCAGCAACTAGAAACACAAAAGAACCAAGCAAAAACGGAATCTGAAAAAGCAGCTTTCCAAAATCAAATTACACAATTACAAACGCAAAATGCTCAAATACGACAAAGTGAATTAGAGCAAGGAGCTCAACTTCTAGCGATTATTTCACAAAATGGTGCAAATAAAATTGCAGTGACAGCTGATAATTTAGCACAACTTAAAGGCGTTACAGACCAACAGCTTTTAGGCATTTATCAATCTTATGTAAATAATGGTGCTAGCATTGACCAACAAATGGCTTTATTGGCAGGAATGCTACGTCAACGAGGGATTGATGGCTCTAACGGACTAGTTCAGGGATTACAAAGTAATGATCCAACGAAGTGGGCGAATATGTCAAGAGCTGACATTGTGAATACTTTACAAGCGTTGCCTCCTGACTTATTTAGAAATGGTCAAGACGGAAAAAACCAGTTAATTGATGGATTAAACTCTGGGAAAACACAACTTAATAATGTTGGTAAAGAATTGATGTCTTCGATGAATAGTGGTCAATCTTCGCAAAAATCTAATTCTAAGAAAGCTGCCGCTGATAATAGTAGTGCAGCTGCTTCTGGAACAAGAAGTAAAAGTAATGAACATAAAAATGCTGGTAAAAGCAATGCTCAACAGACAAATGCTGGAATAAATTCTGAAAAAGGAAATGCTAAGAATTCTGGAAGTCAGCTAGGTGCGGCAACGATTCAAGGATATTTAACTCAGTTACCCCCTGCAAATAATGCTGGAAGGTCTTTAGGAAATGCGGTAAGTCAGGGTGCAGGTTCTGTAGATATGAGCCCTGTAGGTTCAAATATGGCTAGAGGTGTTGCTTCTGGTATTCGTGCAAGTCAGGGCGAAGCAGTGGCTGCTATGCAAAATTTAGTAGCCGCAGTTAATGCAGAAGCACAGAAAAAAGCAAAAATTAAATCACCATCACGCCTATTGAAATATGATGTTGGTGTTTTCCTTGCACAAGGTGTAGCTGCAGGTATTCGAGAAGATACGTCAGTTGCCGTACAAAGTGCAAAAGATATGATTTCAAGTATCCATCAATCCATTACGGGTAGCCGTTTGATGAAACGTTCAAATGCAATTGAGGTAAAACATTCTATAGATAATACACCAATGGGAAAAATGGTAGAAATCTTAGAAGAAATACGACATTTAACTGTTGTTATGGATACTGGTCAAGTAGTAGGAGCGCTAGGTAGCCCAATGAATCTTAATTTAGCAGAACAACAAAAGCAAGATGGGAGGTATCGTAGTTGATTGAAATTGTAGAATATATGGCCAAAGGTCGTTTTAATAGCAAAGAACATGGTTTCTACATTATTGAACACGATGCTCCTTCAGCGGAAGAAGTGGAAATTATTGAACAGATCCCTTTCATGCAAGGTCAGTATGATTTTTCCATGCTTACAGGAGAACGAATTTTTAGTAATCGCATTGTCACTGTTACTTTTTGGCGACCTAATACGCCATACGAAGAACGAAAGGCATTAGAGGCGAAAGTAAAAGAAGAGTTGATGATGGATGGAATTGATTACATTGATGATTCTTGGTTACGTTCAGGGCTTCGCTGGTATGGAAAATGCAAAAGTGTGAAAGCAGAAGATGACTCGTCAAGTAATTCATTAACGTTAACCGTAGAATTTGACGTGTATCCTTTTGCTTTAAGGGAAAATATTTCTTATTCCGATGTCTTTGACGAGGACTATTTCACAGACGATAGCGCCGACAATTGGACAGGCTACTATATTCACGGAAAAAGAGAAATTTTTCTTATCAATATGGGAGCGAATGCTTCTAGTCCAACAATAAAGGCAACGTCTACAATGCAATTAACTACTGATGACGGAACAACAATAAAAGTTCCGAAAGGCGAATCGCAAGATTATTTCTTTAAATTAAAAAGAGGGACCAACCACTTAACTATTTATGGCGAAGGTCATATCTCTTTCTTTATGTCTAGTGAGGTGATGGTCTAATGTATCGAGTATTATTGTTTGATAATCCGAACAGAAAGAATCCAAAGATTGTTCATGAGCCATATAGCTATGGTGAGAAAATCAAAGATAGTGAAGTATATTTATCGCTTAACGGATTAGGAATTTCTACTTTTGAATTTACCTTTAATATTAACAATAAATACTATCAAAAGATTGAGCCGATTATTCACTTTATCCAGATTCTGGATGTTACAAGAAATAAAGAAATTTTTTATGGTAGAGTTGCTAAAATCACGAATAAAATGGAAGCATCAGGAAGCTTTTCTCAAACTCTTTTAGCGGAGGATGAGAAAGCTTTTTTATATGATTCTGTTCAAACCTATATGAAACCAACACGGATGACTGTATCTGCTTATTTACAAAAAATACTCGATGCACACAATAAACAAGTTGAAGCGCATAAGCAGTTTCGGCTTGGTGAAGTGAATGTTGTAGATAATGGGGACTTGCTAAGAGGATTAGGCTATCAAAGTACAGCGGATACCATTAAAGAAAAATTGTTGGATAGGCTGGGCGGTACGTTAACACTTCGACGCGTTGGAAATATAAATTATTTAGATTATCTATCTAATTATGGTGTGAACAGTGAAACTCCTTTACAGTTAACCAAAAATCTAAAAAGTGCTACTCGAGATATTGATATTTCTGAATTGTTTACAAGGATTGTGCCCGTCGGTCAAGATATTGAAGATACGTCAAATACTGATATTGAAGTGGGAACAGATTTTTCACGACCTAAATACACCATCGAAAAAGTAAATGGCGGTAAGAATTACCTTGATGATGAAGCGTTAATCAAAAAATTTGGATTAAACACGGGCATTGTAGAATTTTCAAATGTCAAAGACCCATCAATTTTAAAACGTCGAGGGTTGCAATGGCTAAAAGACCAAAGCTTGATGCTGGTAACTTGGACAGTTGAAGCCATTGAGTTAGGGCTATTGGATAAACGGTATGAATTAATCACTTTAGGAAACAGTTATAAAGTAGATAATCAATTTATTTATGCTGTAGAACGATTACAAGTGATTGAGAAAAAATTTAGTATTTTAGAACCGCAAAAGGTTACTTTGACTATTGGTTCGAAAAAGAAAAAACTGACCGATTATCAAAACGAAATAAAAGCTATTCAATCCAATTTAGTAAACGTAAAAAAATTTGCGACTGTAGGAGTTCAAAACATATCAGAGTTGATAAAAAGACAGGAAGAATTTGACAATGATTTATCTGTTCAAAGTAGTAAAGTTAGTTCTTTGGAAGACTTAACCAGTGAATTATCAACAACCGTGACAGAATCGACGGAAGCCTTTAAACAATTAGCAAGTGATTTAACAAATACAGTCGAATCTGTAGGTACTGCTAAAACTGAGATGAAAAAGGCGTTAGACGATTTAATTAAGCGCGTAGAGAAATTAGAAAAATAAGAGAGGTGAGACGGTTGGCACAAGAATTTAAGGATACTCGACCAACAAATGAACCAAATACAACAGTTGATTATCAAGACCCGACTGATGTCGATGAGGTGCAAGATGAAATAAAAAACGGTGTGATTGATCCTATTTCTCAAACGTTCGCTTTGTGGATTCGAACAAAGATGTATCGACGACATGTTCGAGAATCTTTAGCTCGTATGATGGAGTATACCAGTGTTTTATTTAATAAAATAAAGGCTATTTCTGAAAATACAGAAAAACGCCAATCTAAAGTAGAACAACGTCAAACCAATTTAGAGGAACGTTTTAAAGATGTAATCGCAAATGCTACAACAGATAGCGAAGTTATCGATGCTCGAAGTAGTGAA